GGAAAACTCACCTCTGCTTGTGGGAAGAGGACTTGCCGTGGTCCTCGGTGACCTTGCCGAGCTGGGGTATGACGCGCAGTGGTTTCGTCTATCAGCATCCGACTGCGGAGCGCCCCATCAGCGGGACCGATTCTGGCTTGTGGCCAACGCCAACGGTGTGCGGGAACTACAACCGTCCATACCCGGGAAAGCAGTCGGGTTACGGGCTGGCAACGGCTGTGCGCACATGGCCGACCCCGGTCGCATCGATGAGCAAGGGCAGTTCACCAGCCAGCCTGACGCGCAAGTCTGGAGCGGATCGCAGCAACGACCGTCTGGACCATGCAGTCATGGCTTCGGACGGTGGCCAGCTGAACCCGGATTGGGTCGAGTGGTTGATGGGATGGCCAATCGGTCACACCGACTTAAAGCCATTGGCAACGGGCAGGTATCGCGAGTGGCTGCAGCAGCATTCTCCATGCTTGCAGCAGAAGGAGGCAGCGTAAATGGCTAAAGCCCCCAAGGCGATGCCGGTCTACCTGACCCTTCGCAAGATGATCGACCCAGCAACCGGAAAGGAGCGCGCCGCATTCGTGGCCGCTTCCGATGCCGATGCAACGCTGATGGCTGAGCGCGGTTTCAAGCTAAACGCCAAGGTGCGCGCTGACCTCAAGCAGCCCCGCAACGAGCGATTCAACCGCCTTGTTCATGGCCTGGGCCGCGTACTGGTCCAGAACATCGACCGCTTTGCCGGCATGCAGGCACACGCCGCGATCAAGGATCTGCAGGCCGAATCGGGCGTGTACTGCGACCGGGAAGAGTTCGACATTCCCGGCCTTGGTCGCCTGAGCCGCCTTGTTCCGCAAAGCCTTGCGTTCGACTCGATGGGCGAGGAGGCATTCCAAGACTTCTGGCGCCAGTGCTGCGCGTATCTGGTGAAGACCGACTGGCCGACCCTCACCGAAGAGCGCCTGACCGAGATGGCCGAGTTCGAGACGTTCAGGGAGGTGGCATGAGCAAGCAAACCAAGCTCACCAAAGCCGCCCGCGGTCGTGACTGTCAGGTGCGCATTCCCGGCATCTGCAACGGCAACCCCGAAACCACCGTACTCGCTCACTACCGCATGGCTGGCACATGCGGAGTGGGCTGCAAGCCGAACGATCTACAGGGCGCCTGGGCCTGTTCGGCGTGCCATGACGAGATCGACCGGCGCACGCGCCACCTGAGCAACGAGGAAGCCCGCCACGCACATGCAGAGGGCGTTATGCGGACCCAAGACATATTGATTCGAGAAGGAAAGGTGGCGGCATGAGCGCACTCAACGAACAGCCAGGCGGCAATCACTACAAGGACAAGGCTATTCAGCCGGTCCAGTACATCCACGCCAACGGCATCGGCTACTGCGAGGGGAACGTCATCAAGTACGTCTCCCGGTGGCGCGAGAAGAACGGCCTGCAGGATCTGCTCAAGGCTCGCCATTACATCGACCTGCTGATTGAGCTGGAAGGGCTGGAGAAATCCGAGTTCGGCCAGCAGAACACCATCGACTATCGCGCCGATGCCGAGAAGGTATCCGCCTCGCCTCAATATTTCACCACAGAGGCCGCGCTGACGTACGAGCAAAGGGAGGCCATAAAAATGATTTTGGCTGGCCGCACGAGCGGGGCGGGCCAAGCATGAAGATTTCTCGAATCGATGTGATTGGACAGAACGGAAACGATGGAGCGGCCTATGACGGGTTCGGCGCGGAATGGCTCGCTAAATCTGGCCTGCTTGACGATGACGGAGCGGCAGTTGATCAACGCGGACAAGCAAGCCTGCCTGATCCGGTGGAAGGTGCGCGACCTCAAGGGGCCGGAGAGGAAGAGGCAGGGGAAAGTGCTGCTGGCGGCTGTTCCGGAGAGTGCGCGGGATGCCGTTGTGGCGTCGCTGAAGGCGAGGGGGAGTAGATGACCGCCATCACGCTGCCTTTCCCGCCTTCGAACAACACCTATTACCGACGCGTTGGCGCCAAGACGCTGATCAGCGCAAAGGGTCGCGCCTACTGCAAGGACGTGACTGCGATATGTGAGGCGGTCGGCGTGCGGAAGATGGAGGGGCGTCTGCGCGTAACCATCGCTGCTTGCCCGCCAGACCGACGCCGCCGCGACCTCGACAATATGCTCAAAGGCCTCCTCGATGCGCTGACCCACGGCGGGGCATGGGAAGACGACAGCCAGATAGACCAGCTAGCGATTATTAGAGGCCCTATCAAGGCCCTTGGCTGCGTCGAAGTGACCATCTCAGAGATTACCCAAGGGGAGGCAGCCTAATGGCCGCACGCAAGCACGACGACGACACAATCATAGCGGCGCTGACGGGGCGCACCGTTACTGCTGCGGCCGAGATCCTGGGGCTGCACCCGCGCCGAGTGGCGGCTCACAAATCGCGGTTAGGGCTGAAAGGCCATCTGCCGGAGATGAGCATCACGACCCGGCTGCCGGAGTTCCTGAAGATCAAGGGCACCTCCCAGCTTATGAAGCGTGGAGAGGAAGAGCCTGTGCTGTCCTGGGTGAAGACGAACACTGACGCTGAAGCGCTGGCTGAGATGTTCGAGCGGTTCGCCCAATCCTATCTGGAGGAAGCGCAGCCGTTTCCGGAGATCCCGGCGCCTTCGACCGAGCTCGATACCGACATCATTCCTTGGTTCAACATCGGTGACGCTCACCTGGGAATGCTGGCTCACTCCCACGAGGTCGGCCACAACTTCGACCTGAAGATAGGCGAGCGTGAGCTGGTCACGGCAATGATGCGCCTGATCGATCGCGCGCCGAGCTGTGAGCGTTGCGTCATCCAAGACCTCGGAGATATGACTCATTATCAGGACTTCACTGCTAAAAGTGAGTCCGGTCACGACTTCGACTACGACAGCCGCTACCCGAAGATGATTGACGTTGCCGCCCGGGTGATGCGGACCATCGTCGACAAGGCGCTCTCCAAGTTCCAGTTCGTCGACGTGATCGTTAACCAGGGCAACCACTCCCGCTCGAACGATATCTGGATGCGGACGTTTCTTTCGCACGTCTACAGCGAAAACCCACGCCTGCATGTGCTGGACAACCGCAGCGTGTTCATCCCGTACCGCATGGGCAACACGTTCGTAATGTGCCACCACTCCGACAAGTGCCGGCCAGCCCAACTCGCGCATGTGATGGCGACCGACTTCGCGAAGGATTGGGGCGAGACGACCTATCGCTACATCGACATTGGCCACATCCACCACCGCATGACCTCGAAGGAACACCCGGGCGTCACGGTTGAGTCATGGAACCAGCTCGCCCCGGGTGACAAGTACGCCCACGACGGCGGCTGGCGATCCCGTGCGTGCCTGACCTGCGTGCTGCGCTCGAAGACCTACGGCGAGAAGGGCCGCATTACGATCAGCGCTGAAGAAGTGAAAGACATCATCGACAAGGCTGTGCCGGGTGCTGAAGCGCTCAAGCGCCGCGCTGTGTATTCGGTCTAAGGGGAGAGCGATATGAAGTGCGCAGAAGAGCTTTTGACCGAGTGGGGCATCTGGGTATGGCAGAAGACCGGCGTTCCCCGGTACGTCTCTCCGATGCTGGCCGTGATGCGTGACAACGTGCCGTCGACCCATGCCCCGGATGCCCATATCACGGATGAAGACGCCGAAACCGTATCGGCCATCGTTGCCAGGCTGAAGCGTGGTCACCCTCGCGCATCGGACTGCCTGCACTTCTACTACGCCGACAAGAAGACCATGCAGCAGATCGGCCGGGAGATGGCATTGAACCGCCACCAGGTGCGGGAGTTGCTGATAGCTGGCCAGTGGTACGTGCAGGCTGAGCTAGATCGACGAATGGCAGCTTAATTTACATGTCGCGCCTATTGACGTGTTAACACGAAACTGGCAATCTGGCACAAATTGCGGTTTTACCGCTTCACTAAAGCCCCTGCAGAAATGCCGGGGCTTTTTTTATGCGCGAACGGTCAGATCAGGGCTCACCTACCCAGCGCACCAATTCAACACATCCGCCATGCCTCTAGCCGCCTCGAACCCTGTTCAAGCCGGTCATGCACAAATCGCGCGGATTTTCATTACAAGCCTCGGCCATGTGTCGGGGCTTTCTTGTTTCCGGCCCCATGCCTTTGACTGCTTCCTAGCTCCGAGCGGATAGCGATAGGCATGTGAGGCCGGACTTATTCACGAGACTCCACTATGACCGACAGCCATGAGGGCAGAACAGTGCATGAGCGAGTCGGTGCCTTGGAGCAAGAGGCAGCCGTAACCCGGCACCGCCTTGATCGATTCGACCGCGACCATGCGCAATCGCCCAATCGCCTGACCAAGCTCGAGCAACAGTTCGAGCATATGACCCGCCAGCTCACCGCAATCGGGGAGAGCCAGGACGAGGTAGTGGAGAAGGTCGACAAGCTGGGCGGCAAGCTCTCCTATGGGATAGGCGCTGGCGTCGTACTGCTAGCCGTATTCGATAAGGTCTGGCCATTCATCACCAAGGGCTTTGGCTCATGAACCTGATACCTGAGTGGCGCAAGTCGTGGCGCCTTACCAGTGTGCAGTTCGCACTCATCACCGCAGCGCTCAACGCAGCAGCAGTTGGATGGGTAGCGTTCGACGGGCATATCAGTCCGATCCGTTGGGCGAGCGTCAACATGGTTCTGGGTATGGCTGCCGCTATCTCCCGGGTGATTCCTCAGCCGAAGGTTACGGGTAACGAT